TTAAAAAGGAAGGTGACATAAATGGCTATGTTACAAAACAGAGTAAGACCAGGTGCCGATATTAATGTTCGCTCTAACAGTCTCAGCGTCACGATGGACAGCATTCGCGGAGTTGTTACAATGCCGTGGATTAGCGGGTGGGGTGGCGAGGATATCATTGAGATCACGCCAACAACTAATATCTTGGCAGTGACAGGCTATGATATCGGTGCACCAGAATTACTAACAATTAGGGAGGCACTAAAGCGTGCTAGAACATTATTGGTTTATCGCGTCAATGGCGATAGCGGGGCTGTTGCGATGGCATCGGAATCATTAACCGATGAAGATACTCAGGAAACGACTGCAACATTTTCTGCAACTGCTATCCACAGAGGGAGCAGAGGAAATGACATCACGGTACGAGTTGTTGCTGATATTGACGATGACGGTTATTTTGTTGTAGAGACATTGATTGATACAGCGATTATGGACGTTCAACGGGTAAGTAATCCTGAGGATTTAGTCGCTAATAACTTTGTAAGTTTCAACGCTGATACGTTGTTTCCGATAGCAGGCCTTATACTAGCTGGCGGAGAAGATGAAGAACCAACTGTACAGGGATATGCGAATTACTTTGACGCGCTATTGTCTTACGATTTCAATGTTATGGCAATGCCAATCGAAGATGAGGGCGTCAAGAACGTTGCGATTAACTTTATCAAGATGCTAAGAGAAGATGAGAGTATTAAATGTACGTTAGCAGTATCTGGTATCCATGCAGACCACGAGGCAATTATTAATGTCAGAAATGGTGTCATTTTGTCAAATGGTACGGTTGTTGAACCGCATTTAGCTACGGCATGGGTTGCCGGAGCAACTGCAGGGGCCAACATCAATGAATCCAACACATATTCGCCGTATCAGGGTGCAATCGACGTAACCGAGAGATTAACAAATACTGAAATAATTAGAGCTCTCCAATTCGGAGAGTTTTTGTTTGAGAAAAACAACGGTAGAGTTGTAGTTGAGCAAGATATCAACAGCCACACGACTTTTACAGTCGAACGCAATCGCTCTTTCAGTAAAAACAGAGTGATGCGAGTATTGGATGATATCGCTAATGCGACAAGACGTACATTCTCATTACATTTTATCGGTCAAGTGACAAATAACGAACAAGGACGTAATGTGTTTAAATCGTCAATCATTGAATACTTGAATTTTCTAGAAAGTATTAGTGCTATCGAAAATTTTGATTCGGACGACGTGACGGTTGAACGCGGAAATGATGTTGATGCAGTAGTTGTACATTTGTATGTTCAACCGACAGACGCAATGGAAAAATTATACATGTTAGTGGAGGTGCAATAATATGGCAGTAAGAGATACAACAGTCATCAATGGAAACGAAGGGACTTTGCAAGTAACTATTGCTGGGCGCGTTGAGGAGTTAGCGCAAGTACGTGAATTCGAGGCTGAAATCACGTACATAAAAGAAGAAATCAGGTCTCTCAGCCAGCGGATGATTGCCCATAAAATCATAGGTCAATCTGGTGCAGGAAGTGTGACGATCTATTACAATTCGCACACGTTCAGACGTGTTGCGACCGAATATAAACGGACTGGCGTTTTTCCAGAAATGTCGCTAGTGCCGTCTAATAGAGACCCACAAGCAAGCGCACAAATAGGCGGTCAATCTGTCGCATTACGCAGAGTTAAGCCAGATGGCGTAATCTTAGCGATGCTAGGCGAGAGTGAGGTTTTAGAAGAGGATTTCAGTTTCACGTTCGAGGAGTACGACTTCTTAACCACTTTCAGAAATTAGGAGGCTTTTAAATGAGTAAATTATTAGATTTTTTAGAAAACCGCGTCAAAAACGCGGAAACAGAAATTCAAGTTCCTTTCTCTATTGAAACAGATGAGCTTGCGACTATCACCAAAGTAACTGCAATCGAATATGCACATTACCAGAAGAGAGCTATCATCATCAGTGGAGATAATACAAGCTTTGACACGGGTAAGTATCAAATGGACTTAATCATCAACCATACGACCTCGCCAGATTTTAAATCAGAAGAATTAATGAAGAAACTAAATGTCGCTACATCAGAAGATTTAGTGAATGTATTACTAACTGCAGGAGAAGTGCAGAATTTAGCAACCGAGATTAGCGAATTTTCTGGACTAGGGAAGTCTTTTAAAGATATTAAAAAAGAGGCAAAAAACTCTTAAAGAGCGACGGAGAGACTATTTATGCAGATTATTGTTTACACAAACTGCATATGCTGCCTAGTCAATTCGCCGCTCTCCCGTTAAGGGAAAAAGCGTTAGTTATGGAAATGATTGACAAAAGGAACAAAGAGAAAGAAAAAGAATACAAGCGCATGAAAGCTAGGCGCGGAAAGGGTAGGTGACATATGGCTATAAACACTACACTGGGATTGAACGATCAAATGTCTGGAACGTTGAAAATGATCAATTCAGCTATACAGCCCGTCATTGAATCGCTAAAGCATGCTCGGGAGTTGTTGGGCGATGCACCTGATTTAGCATTTATCGACGATGCCATTTCTGGTTTTGATGACTTGGCGGATAATGCCGAGATAGCAGCAGATGCAATCGACAACATACCAGACCTCGACGGCGTTGCTGATAGTGCGAAGGCTGCTGCAGATGCGATCGAGGCGGTAGAAAACACGGCAGGAGGAGTCCCGCCAGAGGTTCGCAGAGCCGCACAAGAAACCCAGCAATTTGCGGATGAAGCAGAGAACGCAAAAAGACAATGGTCGCTGATGGAAAAAATAATTGCAGGAATGTCCATAAAGCGTTTGATAGGTATGGCAAAAAATTTCTTTAGCGCGACAAAATCAATCGCAGATAATTACATTCTTAAAAACACCCAGATTGCACAGATGAATGACGGCTTGCAAACGACCGAAGAGTTACAAGGAATGATTATGGATTCTGCTAGGCGTGTACGTGCTGACTTTGAGTTGATGGCAGGCACGATCGCCAAGCTTAACGCGACGGTCGGCGATATATTCGCTAATAATGCAAGTGTAATACAATTCACTGAAACTATTAAACAAGCTGCGTCTATATCGGCAACAGGTGCGCACGGCATTGAAATGTCATTCCGTGCGATTGATAGGGCAATGGCTGAGGGCGCGTTATCAGCTCGTGATTTCGACTTGCTTAAAATTTATAATGTTCGTGCTATCCAAGGAATGGCCGATTACCTCGGTGTAACGGTAATGGAAATGCGTAATTTAGCCACGCAAGGGAAATTAACAGCAGATGTCATTGCTGGCTCAATGTTGAATGCGGTAGAAGACATCAATAGAGAGTTTGCCGAAATACCGAAAACTTGGCAAGATATGATGACTGGGCTACGCAACACAGCTCTACAAGCTTTTAGCCCAATGATGAATATGTGGTCACAGTTCATCAACAGCGAAAGTTTCCAACAAGCACTTGGATTTGTCGAAACGGCTATTCAAGGTGTAGCGTGGGCGTTGACATTCCTTCTGCAAACAGGGATATTTGTATTTAATAAACTCGTCGGGATCATCAATCAAGCTGTTTATTTCATCAATAATAACTTAGCGTTGATGGTGTTAATTATTGGTGCAATCATTATCGCTTTGGCGGTACTGAAAGGTGCTATGATAAAAAAAGCCATCATCGCGGTTGCAACTGCTATTAAAACCGCAATCGCTTGGTTAGTAAAACTCTGGCCACTAGGTTTAGTGGTTGCTGCAATCGCCTTAATAATCTGGATACTAGAGCAGTTTGGCATTGGAGCAGATAAAGTGCTCGGCTTTGTCGCAGGATTGTTTGGCGGACTATTCGCGTTCCTTTGGAATAGCTTTGCATACACCTGGAATATTATAGCAAGCTTTGCTGAGTTTCTGGTGAATATATTTATAGATCCGATTGGTGCAGTTAGGATGCTGTTTTATAACTTGGGTAGTAATGTTTTGAACGTCTTTGCATCCATTGTCGACGCTACTGGCAGTGTGGGGAATGCGATTGCAGACGCATTTGTAGCTGGCGTAAATGTTGCGATAAATGCAGTCAATTGGCTCATCAGAGCTATAAACCTGATACCGGGCATAAATATTGGCGAAATGAGTAATGTCGCTGGCCGAGCAGCAACAGGTCAATCTGCAGGCGATCATTTAAGAGGACTGCTAACGAGACCCGAGGTTGCCGAAAACTACTGGCATGCGCCACGCATGGAGATGAAAGACATCATGGATACTGCCGCTAGCTGGAGCGACGGAGCAGGCAATCTATTAAACGGCATTGGAAATGTAATGGGCAATATCGGCGGCGGTGGCGAAATCGGAAGTTTAGACCAAAGCATGATAGGTCTCGATCAAGATTTCCTCAATTCAATACAAGGCATTGATGATACACTAGGCAGCGGCTTGGGTCCAGGCCTTGGTGCAGGGAATAACATCGGAGATATCGGACAGATACGCGACGATGTAACTATATCTGATGAAGATTTAAAGCTCATGCTTGATATGGCAAGGCGTGATGCCGTTATTTATCACACAACGTTATCGCCAAGCGTGAATATGACCGTTAATAGTTATGATGGTGAAGTTGATGAAGAAAGTTTGCTAGAAAGCCTCGAGGACCTAATCATGGATATGGCTGCAACAGGTACAGCGTAGGAGGTATACTATGGATCATGGAATATTTATAACTTTCGGCAGTCAAGTCGTGCAATTGCCTGTAAATCCAGATGAACTAAAAACGATTATGGACGCTGATAATTCTACAACTCAAATTGTAGAGTTTGGCGAGATTAACCGCCTAGGGATAGCTAA